AAAACTTCTTTTATCCAGTTTAGAACCATTCTAATGTCCATGTTACCGCCACCCTCATGTCTAATAGGGAAATACCCAGACCAATTCTCTACAGCGACTGCAAAGCCTACAATATTACCAACTTCTCTAAACATACCTGGGCCCATTTTTTTAAGCTCTGGATCTTTTGTTTCTAAGTCTATTGCAATCTCATCGTATTTAGATAAATCAGGAAATGAGCTTGGTTGAACCCATTCCGTAGGTGTTGTAAACAAAGGTTTTTGCATTATTTTATCCCCCATGAATTAGGTTTTTCTTTTGGTAAATTTTCTTTTGGTTTTTCTATCGTAGGATAATCTCTTTCAATTATCATTTCTAAAAAGTGTATTGCTTTCAAAATATCTTCTTTCCCATTTTTGTCTTGATGACGTATTATGTATTTAATAGCACAACCTTCAGGATATAGCAACTTATTCTCTACTACAAACTTACTTGGTTGAATTTTATATTTTTGATAGTGACTCCCGCCGTGCTGCTTGTCCCATACTTTACTCATTTGTGTTCTCCTTTTCGTACTCTGGAAAATTATCTTTCCAAATTTCTTTTTCTTGTCTCTCAATAAATTTATGTAGTTCTTCTTCACTCATTTTCGTAAAAATATTTACTTAGCATTTCGAAAGAATCCTCTCCAGATTTTAATCTAGGTGGAGGTCTATACATAAAAAGATTTTCTGTTGATCTAGTTACTGCAACATAAGCACAGCGTATCTCCTCATGTCTATGTTTAATTGTTTTTTCTTTATAATTTTGACAACAAGGATAAGTCCAAACATCACACACTACAACATTAGTTGCCTCCAAACCTTTCACTGAATGTATGGATCCAATTAAAATTTTAGTGTCTAATAAAGTTTTATCTTTTTTATAAACGTTTACTATGTAGTCATGCGCCTCATCAGCGTCCAAAAACAATTTAAATTCTTCCCCACCATTCATAAAAGATTGATTTTGAACGCTATCAACATTAAATTTTATATAGTCATACCATTCATTATCTATAGAAAAAGATTCTTTAAATACTTTTTTATCTAACATATCTTGATAATCATAATAATTATCAGTTACAAACAAACTACTTTTATCAGGTTGATGTTGTACTTTGTAAACATTAAGATGCTCTGCTTTAATTTTTTGAATTAATTTACATACCTGTCTTCCATCTAGTTTTTCTCCTTTAACTAATTTGTGCCACAAATTTAAAGTATCTCTAACACTATTCTTAATAGAATAATTATAAGAATTAGCCGATCCAGATTTAGCTTTAGTTTTCCAAAGTAAATTTCTTTCCATCAACATTTTCTTGTAATAGAACAACCAGGTGTTGGTTCTAGCACACATTATCCAAGAGTCTTTTTTTACTTTTTCTTGTATGTCGTATAACTCTGTGCCTATTTCTTCTATGTTTCCCTGTACTTCAACACCATCTTTTATTTTAGGTCCAAATATTTTTTCCTTTCTATATTTTGGCCCTATGTTTGATATTATATTTTGAGAAAAATTTAATATTTTTTTAGGTAATCTATAAGATCTATCAAGAACCCTTTCTATGTGAGCTGGATAATGTAAAAACTGCTCTGGTTCTCCACAGTTAAAACCAAATATAGACTGGTCATCATCTCCTGCTAAATAAATTAAACCTTTTTTATCTATTATCTTATCTATTACAGCCCACATTAATGGGTTTAAATCTTGACACTCGTCTATAAAAACTATTTTATATTTTGGAAATTTAACTTCTGGTTTTAAACATGCAGCCAACATATCAGTAAAATCCATTATACTGTAAGCAGTTTTAAATTCTTTGTAAGTGTCGTAAGTAAACTCTAAATCTCTTCTGCTTATGTTACCAAATTGAAAATCGTCTTGTTTTTCATCGTAATAATACCTTACAGACTCCCAAGTATCTTTTGCTTTAAAATAACTTCTACCTTTATTTATTAAATCTAATTTCTTTTTAAGAATACTTCCGTCAAAATCTTCATCCTCTTCTGGCTCATCTTCTCTTTTTATTTTTTTTTGATACTGTTCTCTTGTTACCCATGATCTTACAGGAAGATTTAAACATCTATTAAAAAACATTTTGTCTGCTTTAGAAAATAAACTTGGTTCTGGTTTTGGTAATGCATTTTTACACAATGCATGCAATGTTTTTATAGGTTCTAGCTCCTCTTCTGTGAAATTTAAATCTTTTTTACAACGATCCCTTAAATTTTGAGCAGTTGCCCTAGAATACCCCACTAACAATACTTCTTCTTTTGGATAGCCATAGTCTAATTTTTCTTTTAAAATTCTCAATAACTCATGAGTTTTACCCGTGCCTGGAGGTCCAAATATTTTTGTAACTTTATAAAGATCTGGAACTTTAAACTTCACATGACCTCCTTGTTGTTCCCAAAAGTTATTTTTTCGTGTTTAAATTCTTCTTTTTCAAACTCATTTTCACTTACAGTATAAACATTTCTTTTTATATTTCCTTTTATATGTAGTTTACTATGACTAAGTCCTATTATATTTTTTAAAAAGGTATGCGTTGTGTGTTCAGCGTGCTTCCATTTTTTACTGTCGGTAATGTATGTATAGAAAGAATCAAAAACAAAATGAACTTTCTTTTCTTCCTTATCGTAAAAAGGTATTCTGTCTATTCTTGTTCTGTCTTCTGTTCTTCTACCTTCAAAACAAAAAGTTCTTAAAGATTCTGTTAGTTTAAACAACGGCATGCTTTCTTCTGGTGCATCTTCTCCTGTAGCTCTTTCTTGTAGTTCAGCTATTGCAGCATCCCAATCAACTTGTTTCATACGAGGTGGAGTTTTTCCTGTCTGCTCCGTTGCCGCTTCTCTTGCAAGTTGTTGGTTGGTTAATTCTTTTGAAGTTAATTTAACTTCTTCTCCATCAAAACCTAAAAACCATTGTCTAGGTGTTGATTTAATGTAAGACAATGGTCCGAGTGCCGTGTGCTGTAAACCTTTTATAGATTTAACTCCAAATTTTTTTAATATACATTCACCCTTGTTACAAAATTTACTTAAATGATCTTGATTACACCTATATGGGTAGTCCTTATTTTCTCTAGAATTTACAGTTTTTTGCACCTCTTTATAAGTTAGTTCCGGTTTGAAAAATTTTGTGTTATACTCTCCTGTTTTATTTTGCCAGTTTTCAGGAAACCTCATTTTAAGATAACGAGTCATGTCCAATAAAACTTCGTCTCTTGCTCCTCTTTCTATGCCAAAGCTAGCTAACGTTTGTAAACATGGAGGGCCATCCTTAAAATCCTCGTCGTTTAAACTGCATTCTAATTTTTTTAACTGACTAATTGTTATTATACTTTTTTGATATGTGTTAAAAAATTCCTCTATTGTAGCTTTTGATCCGTCTTCCTTAATCATATATCTTTCTGTGTTTTTGTAATTATAATATGGCAGGTTTATCCAACTACCAGCAGAGCCTTTGTCTAAATCTAAATACTTTTGCACTGGAAATATTCTGTCTGGTTTTTCTACACCAAATATATGTTTAATAGAATGTAATTTCTCTCTCATCAACAAAGCAGCTACAGGTTCTTTTAAGAAAACATATATGTGAACACCTCCGCTTTTAGATCTAATAGGGACTACCGGTACATTTATACTTTTTATTTTTTTAAATAATTCTGTTATGTCAGGTCTGTAATTATCTAAATCTATCGCACCCCAGGTGCATTTACTATTTTTATTTATTGGACAGATACCTAAACTATCTGCCATTATATCTCCGTGCTTAACGTTAACTTTAAATTTCTCTCCGTTTAAATGTGCTCTCCACATTTCTTCAGTATGTGGATAATGAGATGTTTTAGACTCCCCTGACTTTTTTATAGAGTTGTTATCGTCTTTTATTATGTGATAACCAAACCTCTCCTCTAATCCATTAAATATTTTTTTAAACTTCTCAATCATAATGCAAAGTGGGCGCTTCCACTCTCGCATCCACGCCCACTACCTAGGATAATGTTAGTACGGTTGTTTGGAGTCTGTTTCTCCGTTGCCGTGCTTCGCCTGAATCTCACCTTTACCTACACTCACAGCAAAATTTTTTGCCATGTCGTAAATACTTTTATCTGAGACTGGTCCAACCTTAGTTACATCCCATCCAAACCATGTGCCTTTGTCGTTTGACATCTGCACAGTTTTTAGATTGTAAATGTGGCTGTATGTAGGCGGAGTAAAAAGTCCGTTCTTACCCTGCATTTTGATACCCATCATCATTGAGTTCCATTTTCTGCTCACTTTTAATTGTGTGCCCTTCATAGAAAGCAATGCTGTTTGTGGTGTTTTACCCAAAGCCAACACAAAGTGTTGCGCAGTGTTATCAAGATAGTTACCGTTTGGTAATCTATCTTTGTAGTCTTTTCCTCTTGTGGTTTGACTAATGATATCACTATCAGCTTCGTGAATAGCAACAGGTGCACCAGTACTGGTACCTCTGTCCTGCCATTCAATATATTGTCTTTTGTAATGACAAGGAATTATGTCAATACTATCAAACAATTCATTGGTAACAGTGTTTATGATTTTGCCGGGTTCTGCGCCCTCGACATATTTAGCATCTCTCTTGTTAACTTCCGGAGATAGCTGTCC